AGGCTGCGCGATCCGACGCTCATAGACGCCATAGCCCACGTAGCCAATGAACAGAACGCAGGCTCCGAAGACGAACAAGGCCCGAGGGGGCTTGAACTTCATATGGTGGGACGCGCCTTCCTTGACGGACTCATAGACACCGAAGTATTTCGGGTCGAGCACGATCCTCGTCGCCTCACCATCATTGGAGAAGTCGCGCTTGGGCGTTTCGACGGCCATGCACACCTTCTCAAATTCCCAGCGCTTGATTACTTTGCCTTTGCCACCGCGGACGTAGTGAATGTGCGAGTTGCACAGCTTGCGGAAGTGGTTGTCGAGCAGGCCGGGGTTTTGCGTGATGCAATGCAGCTCATGGCCGTTATGGCGCATGGTTTCGAGCGCGGAGGCGTATTTCGGAACAGCCGAGCCGTTAGGCCTAACCCGGAAGAAGGTTTGCGCCTCATCGATAACGATCATCGCGTTTTCGGGAAGCTCAAACCATTTTTGCGGATCTTCGAACTCTACCCAGGTGGCCTTGAGCGCTTCATGGTCCGGCTTGAAGCCCCGGATATTGTGGTAGTAGACAATGCGGCCCATCTTGGCGGCGCGCAGATCTACTTCCTTGATGGTATTCAGGGTTTTGCCATTACCCTGCAGGCCCGTGCGCAGTACAAACATTAGCCACCCGCCTTGTTCATGAGCGCGAGCGCAGTGATAGAGCCCGTGACCTTATCCATGCCAGCGAGCAGGAGCCGAGCAGTCACGGCGGCGATCATGATGTTGATCGCTACATCGACCTTGGCCATGCCAAGGATCGCCGCCGCCGAGGGGGGAACAGCAGAAAATAGGCCCTGAACTTGGTTCTGCACCGAGTCGATCAGCGCCCCCACGCCGACATAGGTCATGTACGCAAAACCCAGCGTTGCCAGAACCCGAAATGCAAGACCGGCAACAATGGAGCCCAGGAAAGTGGCAAGTATCGGAAGAAGCGCAACAGGCATAAATCACCCCTTGAAGGCGCGGCCAACGTAAACCGCAAAGAAAATGGAGGCCATGACGACCAGCAGCGGGCCTAACGCCGTGGCGAAGCGGCAGATCAGCTCATAGCTCATTTCGAACTGGCGACCCATGACAGTGAAGCGCTCAGGAGACGGGCAGGATTGCGGTAGCCAGCGGCCCTTATTCACCGCTTCCAGGAATAGGCCGGATACCGGGAGTGTTTCTTCCTTCAGTTCGTAATCAGGGCCGCTAAGCGTTGTTTCGATCTGAGCCTTTTCGAGCGAGCCGTATTGCCACATGCAGACTTGCTCTTTCTGCTTTCGAAGAATCGCGCACTGGACGGCATCACCCTCACAGCTAAGCGTTGAGTCACAGGCTTCGCCGCCTACACTGGAGTCCGGCTTTTCCTCTTCGTCCTTGCCGTCGCCGTTACCGTCTCCACCCGAGCCGTCACTGTCACCGCCCGAACCATCGCCATCCCCACCGGAACCGTCGCCATCGGAGCCATCCCCGTTGCCGTCTCCGTCGCCCTCGTCGTCTCCGCCTTCTCCATCGTCGCCGCCATCGCCGCCATCGCCGGGATCGGGGTTGTCAGGCGGGGTGTCATCGCAGCCGCCGACCTCGACGTCGGGGTCGCAAGGTTTGGGCGGCTCTTTCGAGCAGAAGGTGCCGTTCCAGACGTAGCCGGACGGGCAGTTGTTGTCAGGATCTGGCGACGGCGTGTCATCGGGATTAGTGGTGCCGCCCGGGTTGCCAGGGGCGTTGTAGGTGTCTTCCCCACACTCGAAGCCGTTGCCACGGTACTGATACGAGCCAAACACGCCCGAAGGCGTGCCGCTGGTATAGACGTAGATGTTGTTTACGACGTACTGGAAGGTATAGGTGCAGGAGTTGGCGCAAACGGATCCAGGGGGCTCTACTCGATCAGAGCCATGCACGGATTCGCGTAGCTTGTGTTCGTGGTTGATCGTGGCACCCACAGTGGATTCACAGCGGTTTGGCTCTTCAGGCGCAACGCACCCTCCTGTTTCGGGATCGTAATTGGAGTCAGGCGGGCAAGAATCGCCGCGCCTAGTCGCTGCGTTGAACCATGAGCCGTAACGCTGAAGCTGCCCGCTATAAGGATTGCGGTTTAATCCGTATGTTCGACAAGTAAAGGACGCTGTGCCTTTTTCAATGACCTGCTCAAATGAAACATATTGCGCTGCGTTTAATTGCTGGTAGTACGCATAGTTCGCACTGCAAGCCTCGACGCCGCTGGAGTACTTAATATTCGAGCCTGGGTACTGAATGGTCCAATAATAACTCTCAGCACTAGCAGGCGAATACCAGACCACCATCAACAATGCGACAAATACAAACCTAGCCATACCTACACCCGCCCAAAGAACAAGAGGTAAAACGTCAGCGAGGTGACTATCAGCACATAAAGTTCATAGTTCATGGGGCGGTTATCCTGATAAAGAAAAACCCCGCCGAAGCGGGGTTTATTGCTACGGCACTTGCACAAGTGCAGCGCTCAGTTACAGCGCGCGGCGGATGTACTTGAAAGCAGCAATCGCGATGATTACGCCCAGTACCAGACCAGCAACGGCCAGGCCGTCAGTTTTCGCGTCACCCAGAGCCTCAGTTACTTCAGCAGGCACCTCAGCGAAAACAGAACCGGCAGCAACGGACATAGCAACGGCAGCGCCAATGCCAACCTTCTTGATGAAATGCTTTTTCATAACGTGACCTCGTATCACAGGAGTTTTTTCAGGACGAGGAAACCGAAAACAATGGCGAACAACACCATCACTTCGCCTTGCAGTTCAGAAACCTGTTCCCAGTTCAAAGCGGCACCGGATAGATCCCGCATTTCATTACCCGCCACGCTGTGAAGGACTCCATTGCACTCAGGCAAGCCCGAACCGCCGTGAAGCCAAACACCGTCGCAGGCAATAAAATTCATTGGCCGATCTCAGCGAGTTCGGCGTTGTCTTCCAGCGGTTCGCAGTCGGGGCAGACGGCGAAATGGGGCGGCAGGTTGAGGTCCGGCAGCAGATCGCTCTGCGGGGCAGGCAGCGCCATGAGCTTGCCCATGTCGTTACCGCAGCAGTCGCAGATCACTCGGTCACTGATCAACATGGCCGCCCCTCCCGGTTAGTTGGCTTTGGCCGGATCCGGCTGAGTGCCGGAAGGCTTAGCAGTCTGGTGGGCAGCCGGCTGGGTCGGCTTGGCGGCTTGAGCGGCGGCGGCTTTCACCGGCTCGACGTGCAGGACGATGAACTTGCCGGTGTTCTTGGAGCCGCGCTCGATCTCAGTGGTGACGCGGATCGGCTCCAGCACATCGAGGCCTTCGCAGGCGGCCCACACTTCGTCCAGGGCCTCTTCGGCCACATTCATCGACAGGATGGAAATGCCCAGGTCACGCTTGCCGTCCGGCTCGTCACCGACAAACAGCTTCACCAGCTTTACGTTGTCGAACTCGACTTTCTCGGCGCTGAGAAATGCAACTTCCATGATCGAACGTGCCATTTGTGTTTCCTCTCTCTAGTTGCGCTTTATTGCGCGGCTCTGCTTTCTGTAGGCCGAGCGATCCCGAACCGGTGAACTCGCAAGTTCGCCGAGGTGATCTGTTACTTGGCCTACCGGTTAAAA